GGCGCACTGATGGCCCGCGTAGAAGGCTTCGACCCACTGCGCTTCGGTACCACCGTCGTCACAGCGAACTCCATCCGGGTGGAGCCTGGTTTTTGGGTGCCGAAGATCGGCGCACCGGCTGTATCCCTCAAGAACCGTGTGCTCGTCGTCCCGAAATGGGACGAGGGGATGATTTACCAGCCAAGCCCAGCGCGCGTCAGCCCGCACACCATTTATGCAGTGGTGGAAGCGCCTGAGCAGGCAATAGCAAACCACCAGTGGGTGCCACTCCACTATGTTGACCACGACCCCACAAACAACACGCCGCTGACCGGCGTAGGTAAGGGGGTGACCGTGGCGCTTCGACACAGGGTTGTATCCCCTCACGGGTTTGTCCACTCGTCGCAGACCTGGGATTGGCCGCACCCAAGCGTATCCCTCGGTACGCGCTATGTCGCGCCAATCGGACTGCGCACGATGTATTTCGGCATCCCGTCCGTCCCTGGGTTGCAGGAGGTTTCGTTCATGGAGGCCGACACGATGTTCACGCAGGGCGTTGGAGTGCCGTCCGTGGCACCGCCGCCATACGTCGGCCCGATCACGGTGAAACCGGCACAGATTGCCGCGCCAGTGCCGCCCGCACCCTACGTCGATTTCAAGAACCGCATCCTCGGCGCTGCCAGCTGGCATTCGCTTGAGATGGGGCGAAGCCGCCCGGGCGACTCGCCCTACCAGTGGCAGGGCCTGCGCGTTGGCCCGCTGATGCCAACGATACCTGATGGCTTTGCCGCAGAAGCGCTGGGAGAGCCGTGGGTGTCGCTGCGGGTACGTGACATGCCTATGCAGGGCTTCGATGCCTTTGAATGCACCCACGACGTGCAGAACTTCGACAAGCGTATGCGCGTCACCAGAACGCCCACGCCACGTCCGCCAGCGCAGGGTGTTTGGGCCGTGGGCATTGGCCCAGTCTCGGCAGGCACACCAGACGCGCGTCGTGGAACCCATTACATCCGGCCAGACGGCAATGCTGACGTTTACCGCAAAGGAGCACCCCAATGAAATCCATCCCCATCGCACCGCTGGCGGGCATTGACAACTTCTCCCCGCGCGACGACGCCCTGCAGGTTGGCGGCAATGAGCCAAGGGTGTATCTGCGCGACGCGAACAATGTCACCATCACGAACGGCCGAGCGTCCATGCGCCCAGGCCTGCGCCTCGTCACCAACACGCCCTACGCCGACCTGTGGCAAAGCCCGCTGCACGGCGACACGTTCGCCCGCCTGGGTGCGCAGTGGGTCAAGGTGAACACTGCCGACTGGAGCCACGAGGTGCTGGCCGAGGTGGGCGAGGGCGCGCTGTCGCATCTTGTGCTCAATGGCACGGTGCTGGTGGCTGGGCCTGCTGGCATCTTCCAGTACAACGGTAGCACGGCACAGCCGTTCACCATTAGCGCCCCGGCTGCGCCCGTGGTGACGGCCAGCGCCGGTTCGCTAGAAGCGGGTGACTACGGCGTGGCCGTGGCCTGGCTGCGCGGTACGCTTGAGTCGCCCCTGTCACCCATGACCACCCACACCGCCGCGGCGTCAGGCGGTATGCAGGTGCTGCTGCCTGCGGTGTTTGACCCCACAGTCACCGGCGTGCGGATGTACCTGACGCGCCACAACGGAGGCGAGCTGCTGCGTGGCGAGGATTACCCCGTCAGTGCAACGATGGTCAACCTGCCAACCATGCCCAAGCTGGGCGCCCCGGCGCAGTTTCGCCACATGGAGCCCATGCCCACTGGGCAGTACCTGGGGCAGTGGCGTGGCCGCTTGGTGGTAGCCCAGGGCCGCACGCTGCGCTTCTCCGAGGCCATGGCCTACCATGTGCATGACCCACGCCATGGGTTTGTGCAGATGCCCCAGCGTATCACCTTCGTGGCCCCCGTCGATGGGGGGCTGTGGGTGGGGCAGGTGGATCACGTCGTGTTCTTGCGCGGCACCGCCCCCCAGGAGCTGGCGTTCGAGCGCAAGACGAGCCGCGCGCCCGTGCCGGGCAGCACTGTGGCCCTGGCCAGCGACGAGGCCGGGGAGGCTTCGGGCGGAGCCAGGGCAGCAGTGGCCTGGTTGTCCAGTGCGGGGTTTGCCATGGGCACACCCGACGGTGGGATAATTGAGCCCCAGGCCCAGCGGCTGCGCGCAATCAGCGCGACCGCTGGCAGCACCGTAGTGCAACACCACAGGCTCACAACGGCTTTGCGGTGATTATCAACCGACGCGCAGGAGTGCGTCTCTGCGCCCCGATGGGGCTGGAGAACTCCTATGCGTCTGAACGATTCCCTGCGCGCCGAGCTGCGCCAAGAAGTCAAGGCCGAGCGCTTTGACATCACGCCCGAGGGCGTTTACTTCCCCCGCAACGGCATCAACATCAACGGCGAATACTTCGCCCGCGTCAATGGCGGCGGCTGGGAAAAAGAAGGTGACAACCTGGTTGTCAACGAGGGCCTGGTTCATGTTCTGAACGTAGCCCTGGGCGCTACGGCCAAGCCTGCCGGGTACTTTTTGGCGCTGTTCTCTGGCAGCACGACACCGGCAGCCAACTGGACGGCAGCCAGCTTTGCCGCTGTGGCCAATGAGATCGTGAGCCAGACCGAGGGCTACACCGGCGCCACGCGCCCCGCCTGGACGCCTGCGGCAGCCACGGCGGGCAGCATCGACAACCTGGCCAGCGCGGCCCAGATGACCATTGCCACCTCGGGCACGCTGAACGTGACCGGCGCTGCGCTGCTGACCAGCAGCCAACGCGGGGGCACCACGGGCGTGCTGGTGTCGGCCTCTGCCTTTGCCGCACCGCGCGTGTTCCAGGCTGGCGACTTGTACGAACTGGGCTACCGCCTGAACGCCACGGTGTAAGCCGATGCACCAGCCCCGCCCGCACGGCAAGTTTGGTCAGGAGGACGCGACCACGGGCGACTTGGCGTTTGCCGAGTCGCTGATGCGCCACGTCACCAACATCAAACAGACGGCGGGGCTCGATAGCTTCAAGCTGGTGCGGGCGTTGCCTGATGGCGGCATGGTGGTTGCCCTGGACATGGGGGGCATCGTCAAGACCGTCATCCACAAGCCGCCGCGCGAAGGGGTGCAAGAGGAGGCCGAGGGCGCCCAGACAACGGATGTGCCCATGCTCTTTTCAGGCATCGTCGATAGGACGATCCTGCGCGGCGGCGAAAAGCCAGTGCTCAAGCTCACCAAACAGACGCAGCGGCGCCTGCAGGGCTACGGGAAAGACAAGAAGAAGCGGTACAACTCCGCCGAGCGCCAGGAGCTGGAGCGGTTCAACATACCGTACAGCGCCAGGTTCAGCGAGTTCGAGCCGAAGAATGCGGTTGTCACCCACACGCAGTATGCACAGCTGCGCGCCTCGTGGTACTCGGGGGCCATGGCGCAGGTCGTGCAGATTGTGAGCGGCTATGGCAAATCGAAGTTCGACAGCAAGCCAGCGAACGCGACAGAGCTTGCCAAGATGGTCATCCCAGAGGGGGTGAAGGCTGCCATCGCCCAGGAGCTAGGGGACGCGCCGCTGCCAGGCTACACAGGAAAGCCACCGGAGTCAGGCCAGATTCAGTTCGAGTACAAGTTCTACGACCAGAACGCGGTTGCGTTCGCCTCCGACGGTAAGCCATGGCTCCTTAAACTGGACTCGTCAGGCGTCTATGCCATGCCGCTGCCACTCATACCAGCCACCACGACCAAGGCGTTCAAGAAGTGGGTAGAGGACGAGGGCGACGATGAAATCCTCTGGATACTCGACCGCTTCAAGGGGATGCCATCTGGCGAGGGCTTCCCGCCAGCCAGATCGCAAAAGGCGTGGGAGCGTGCTGGCGTCATCATCAAGGTGTGTGACACCAGTGACTTCTACCAGCGCTCGCCCTATTCGTCGGCCATGGGGTGGAGCTTCAACACACGCGGGGATACTGCCTACGCCACCTGCCTCGAAGAAGAGGGCGAGGTGTACATCGAGAAACAGAGTGGGCATACCTACTGCATGTCGTTGAGACTTGGAGCGACGCAGGAGCCAGAGCGCAAGAAACTCGACGCCATTGATGCACGGGCGGTCGGCGGGTACCTCACGAAAGTAGCCGCCGCAGCGCGCAAGGACAACGCCGACGGCGCCGCAGTGCGCTACAAGCTGCGCATGTCCATGGGCATCGTGGTGCAGCGGGTCAAAACGTCCAACGGCGACGACTACGACTTTTGGAAGAACTACGAGATGCCTAAGCTGGCCCAGCATAGCGGCAGCGTGACCAAAACGAACACGGGTGCGCTGTACCACCCGGCCAAAGTTGATTTCCAGCCGCAGATCAAATTCCCCGAGCCTTTCATGGGTGGGTGTATTTCACACATCTTCGCCAACCACAAATCCGCCAAAGCGAAGTGCGACACCATCATGCATGCCTACTTTGTGGGCGACGACCTCAAGGTCGTGAAGTATTTCTACGACGACTCAGAAGCTGCCGCCTGGCAAAGAGAGCGACTTTGAAGAGTGCATGATTGTCGGGACGTGGACTGAAACCATCAACAGCACGCCCAAAAAGCTCATGGGGCACTTCTACACCTCAGACTTTGACGAGCGCAAGCAGGCGAGCGAAATCAGCTCAACCACCACCATCGTCGGGAAAGACATGGGCTACAGCTCGACGCCAGGCTTTG